CAGAACCAAGCAAAACCTCTACTTGGTTGAACCCGAAGACACGAACAGGAGTTATTGGATATGACTATGAAACCAAAAGGCCGTTATGATGTAGACCCTAATGATCCCGTGCCTTTTCGCATTCTTGCGGAACATCAATTAAATGATGTGGGCTGGCATAAACCGCACACTAATTTGGTGGCGTCCTTGTTGCAAAAGCTTTACCACACCTGTCCCAGCACAAAAATTGACATTGACGAATTTTGGGGAAAGTACATTCAGAAATTAGACGAAGAGCTCGACAATGAAACGCGAAGAAATTCTTAATAAGGCAGAGAGCCTAGTCAACGGCCCACGGGCCAAAGCTTATGGCGATGCTCACGACAACCATGAGCGCATTGCTAAAATGTGGTCAGTGCTTCTGGGCAAGGAAGTATCTGTGTCACAAGTCTACCAGTGCATGGTTGCCGTCAAACTGGCGCGGCTCACCGTAACACCGGACCATGAAGATAGCTGGATAGACATCTGCGGTTATGGCGCATTAGGAGGAGAAGACTAATGACTAAATTTATTCGCATCGAAATGCTCGACCACTATTTAAAAACGGGCTGGACAGTTATACTCCAAGGCACAGAAATGGCCGCAGTTAGGAAAAAAGATGGCACTACAAATGACAATGTTCGGGCCTAAAAGCGAGTGGGTGCCACCCGCTGAGCTACCCAACATCTTCGATGCGAAGCAAATAGCCATCGACGTAGAAACCCGCGACCCCAACATCAAGACCAACGGGCCCGGATGGCCTACCGGTGATGGCGAAGTTGTAGGCTACGCAGTAGCTGTTGCAGACTGGGCAGGATACATCCCCATCCGCCACCTTGGCGGGGGCAATCTTGACGAGCGCATAGTTAACAAGTGGCTCAAGAAAGTGTTTGAGTGTCCGGCGGACAAGATCATGCACAACGCACAATATGATGCAGGCTGGATACGCCGGATGGGGTTCAAACTAAACGGGCGCATTATCGACACCATGCTGGTAGCCGCTCTGCTAGATGAGAACCGCTTCAGCTACAGCCTGAATGCGCTTTGCTACGACCTGCTGGGCAAAATCAAGACAGAGAAAACTCTGCAAGAAGCTGCCCGTGAGTTCGGACTCGACCCCAAAGCAGAGATGTGGAAGATGCCTGCCATGTATGTCGGGCCCTACGCACAGAATGATGCAGAGATTACGCTAGACCTTTGGAACTACCTGTCCACACAACTAACTAAAGAAGAGCTATGGCCCATAGCAAACCTTGAGCTACAGCTTCTACCGTGCCTAATCGACATGACTTGGCGCGGTGTCCGTGTTGACCAAGACCGTGTCGAGCGCACCAGAAACCACCTAATCAAACAAGAAAAAGAAATTATTAAACGCATCAAAGATGTGGCGGGCACCGACGTAGAGCTCTGGGCCGCCGCGTCTATATCTAAAGCTTTTGATAAATTAAACATCCCGTATCCAAAAACAGAAAAGGGCGCACCGTCATTTACCAAAGCGTTCCTATCCGACCACCCGCATGAGCTAGCTCAGCTAATCGTCAAAGCCCGTAACCTGAACAAGACCAGCGGGACGTTTATCAACACGATTATGAAGCATTGTCGCTCAGATGGGCGTATCCACGGTCATATCAACCAAATCCGGTCAGACGATGGCGGTACGGTTTCGGGGCGCATATCAATGTCAAACCCCAACCTACAGCAAATCCCTGCCCGCGACCCAGAGTTGGGGCCGATGATACGCAGTCTGTTCCTGCCGGAAGAAGGTGAGCAGTGGGCGGCGATTGATTTCTCGCAACAGGAACCGCGCATCTTGGTGCATTACTCCTACGTTTACGGCAAATCCCGCGGCAAACAGATGGCTGGCGTGGAAGAATTTGTCGAGGGCTACCGCAACGACCCAGATATGGACTTCCATACAATGGTGGCAGAGATGGCTAGCATCCCGCGAAAGCAGGCCAAGACAATCAATCTGGGCATGATGTACGGGATGGGCGTTAATAAACTGTCCGACCAGCTAGATATTGATGTAGATGAGGCCAAAGGACTGGTTAAGCAGTACCACGACCGCGTCCCGTTCGTTAAAGGACTGATGAATGGCGTCCAATCACGGCTCAATGACCGCGGCTCAAGCGGCTCTATCCGGTCAATACTAGGCCGCAAATGCCGTTTCGATCTGTGGGAGCCCGATACGTTCGCCATGAACAAGGCTATGCCATACCAAGATGCTGTCAAAGAGTACGGCGAGACCACCAGACTGAAGCGGGCATACACATATAAAGCCCTGAACAGGCTTATCCAAGCGTCCGCCGCGGACATGACCAAGCAGGCGATGGTGAATATTTATGAACAAGGGCGCATCCCCCTCATTCAAATTCACGACGAAATAGCCATTTCTGTGAAAAATCGTGAAGATGCAGAAGGAATTGCCAACATAATGGAAAATGCTATACCCTTGGAGATACCAAGCAAATGCGATGTTGAGATCGGCCCAAGCTGGGGCGAGGCTGAATAAGCTTTTTCATGGTATTCCTCCCTTGAACTGGCTCCGCTTCGGCGGGGCCTTTTTTCTTGTGCAAATACAACATCTCCTATATAGTCGCTTATATAAATACCATATCTAGGAGTTTTTTATGGATGTAACGCGATGGAAGTCTGTTTTGGTGCCGATTGAGGTGTACGAACAGATAAAAACAATGGCAAAAGCAGAGGGACGAACAATTTCGGGCCAGCTTCGTATTATGTGGGAAGTTTACCGCGTAAAACAGCTTCAAGACAAATAGGCAACTACTATATGTGGTTGACCTATTTTTTTAGCTATGGTATGGGATAATTAACATTAAGTCTTATAGGAAGGATTACCAATGTTGAAATCACTGTTGAAGATGTTCTTTCCGATGTTCTTTGTTGAGCCGGAAAAGCCCAAAGTTGCTCCGACTCTAGTCAAGAAGTCGGATGCCCCAAAGAAGCGGGGCAGGCCAAAAGGCAGTAAGAATAAAAAGAAAGCGTCTTAGTCGATCAAATACGGGAGAACCAAATGAGTATCGAAAAGCATAGTATTCTGTACGCAGTACAGTTCGCTCTTCACGAGTATGACGAAACAGGGGCCGTGTCCCGCCGCACAATGGAAATGCTGGGCGCACGAGCCATCCTGCTCCGCTACGAAATAGAAGGCGAAATCGCCGCCACAATGGCGGAAAACAAAACCCCGCCTAAAAAGGTGGAAAGAGCCCCTGTAGTTAGCCGCGAAGTAAAGCGCAAGAACGGCAGGAAAAACTGCGCCCAATGCGGCACACGGCTCACGGGCCAACAGCGCAAGTTCTGCTGCAAGAAGTGCTCCAGAAAGCATTGGAACAAAAATAATAAAGAACTGGTGCGGAAGCATAACCTAGACTACTACGACCGGCAAAAGGCTCTAGGCCGTGCTTGATGCCGCTCTAGTGTGCCTCGCTACGGCAGTCTACTTTGAAGCAAGGGGCGAACCCTTTGTCGGGCAGTCTGCCGTAGCTCACGTTGTGTTGAACCGTGTAGAAGATGCACGGTTCCCCAACACAATCTGTGATGTAGTTAAACAGGGGCCAACTTATGCTTGGAAGGCAGATTTCCCCGTCCGGCATAAGTGTCAGTTCAGCTATTATTGTGATGGCAAGTCAGACAAACCTCGTGATGACCGCGCATGGCAAGTGGCCGTGATGGCATCCTTCGGGGCAATGTCTAACCGAACATACGATCCAACTGACGGCGCAACACATTATCACGCCAATTACGTCAACCCAGCTTGGGCAGATGTCAAATACCAAACCGTCCGGATAAATGACCACATCTTCTACAGATGGGAAGGTAACCGATGACATATAAAACTTGTCCAGAATGTGGCGGTGAGGGAGAGTGTGAATATGAAGTAGCTGTCCCCGCACCAATGGCATGGCGCGGCGGAGAGTTAGAAGGCCGCATCATGGAGTGTGAGCTATGCCACGGATCAGGAGAAATCGAAGATGATGAAGAGACCGAAGAATAGGGAACTGCAATACCCAAGTTTTGGCGATGCCGGACGTATCCAAAAAGCACTGGACTCCGGTAGATGCCCAAAATGCTTAGTTACTATGCCGCCCGCCGCGGATGACGGCTCTTTAAAATGTTATGTATGTAAATTAAGTATTGGAGGCCAAAGTGATATGCCCGAAGTGTCAATCAAAAAGCAAAGTTTATAACTCACGGCCTACGGATGACGGCACAATACGCCGGAACAGAGAATGCCTGAAGTGTAAACACCGGTATGCCACCATCGAAGTGTCTGCCGATATCAAGAAAGTTGTTGAATTTCCAAAAGTTGTTACTAAAAAGAAGAAAGCACCTAAGCGCAAGTTCGCCGCCCGTGAGATAGACCGCCTGTCGGACGATGAACTGCTGGATGCGTTAGAGCAAGGACTTATAAATCCTGACGAGTTAGACTAAAAATATATGTTGCAATTCCCATACAGTCGTATATAAAGGGACCTGTAGAGCCCCCAAGCTTTACATTCCCGTAGTGAAGCCCCCAGAGCGTCAAGTTCTGGGGGTTTTTTTATGTGTTGACAATATGTAGTAGTGGGATTATATAAGAGTTATGTTAAGTATCACTACGGGAGAATGAAATGAAAGTAACAATGAAACCTGAATTATGGGAAGCCGTCATCGTCGCGATTGATAATGACCTTGATGATTACCATTCAATGGGCACCGATGGTGACCCAGAACTCGACATTCGTTATGGCAAGATGCTTCAAGCACGGGGCGAAATTCTTCTTGAAATGAAGGAGAACAACGATGCCAAAGTTTGATGATGAGAACAACGCGGTTTTCACAGTAAAGGATTTGAAAGACCGTCTTGCCCAAGTTGGACTGCCTTTCGATGAAGTTGAAAGCGGTTCAGAAGGTGTAATTTGTTTGGTTTTTGCAACAGATGATGAGGAATATAACAATGGCTGAATTTGATATCAAAATCGAAGTTGTCCAATACCACGATAGAAACTTCTCTATCACGGCAGATAACGAAACAAAGGCAGAAGAAATTGCTAGGCAACTAGCCGCCGAACAAACCGAACATCTACAGGGCGTTAACATAGATGTCGAAAACGACGGCGGCTGGACTTTCGGAATGCTAGACTTTCATACTGTCTACGTTGAACGCGAAAGCGAAGAAGCACCAGAATTGAAGCTGTCCGAATATGAGTCCGGCTTCCTGACCGCAAATGCTTTTGTATTCCGCGAAGACGTAGACTCTATCGGCGCGGATGACGACTGGCGCGGCGTTCACTGCGGCTCACGGGTCTTCGATCTAAACGCTTGGGACGATGACGGCGTCACACGCGTCACGGCCTACGAAGTTGTCGGCGGTAAAACCGATGGTAACATTTTCAAAAGGTTGGTGTGATATGGTTAAAGACTGGACAGATGCCGCATGGGCAATCTCTAACATCTCAGCACTAGCCGGAGAATTTACCGCTAGTGCCAGCGAAGGACGCCACCTGTCATGGGCTTCAGAAAAAGACTACTGGATGCACCTGATAATCTGCGATGCCGGAAAACCACGCGTCCTAATCTACGAATGGTTCGCCCCAGCTAACAAAATGTGGGGCGTTATCGGATATTGTAAATATAACGATATCCATCTGGAAATTGATGGCAATATGTATGAGGACGACAGCGATGAAGAAAAATGATATTGTTAAAGAGAAAGCGCGGACAATGGACTGGCAAACAGCAACAGCGATTGTAGCCAGAGCCGTAGACCTCCACGCATCACATACCGCGGCTCACGGGCAATTTAGCCATGACGCCGTGGAAAAATCCGCCGAAATCCAAGCGGCTTGGCAAAGGATACAAAGAGGATGAGCAAAGATTTAGAAAAAGATTTCGATCTGGCTAGCGATATGATGAACGAACTGCTGGACGATTTCGATGCCAGCGAT